CGAATGAAATATGTAATAGAAAGAACTGATGGTTTCTGGAATAATGCTTATGTAAGTGAACCAATGTGTGTACATGAATGTATAAGCAAAGCCATAGCATTTGATACGTTTGATGAAGCAGACGCATACTTCGAACGTCCATCCATGTCTACTTATAAGTATCGTATAGTAAACATAGATGATAAAGAGTTATTCGAAGCGAGATTGAAAGGTGAGTGACAAATACGTAATTGCTTGGGGTGCATCACCAATGGAACAACCATTGACGATAATCTATTTTAGAGAACTGTGGTTCAAAGGCCATGACTATGATACATATGGATCAAGCCCTGAGCCTACAGTGGTGAGAACTGGATTACTGAACCAAGCAAGACTATTTGATACGATTGAAGAAGCTGATGCGTTTTTCCACAAAGTAAATGAACACGTTAAAGTTGAATCACCAGATGATATATCATTCGTGCTGCCAGTGTCAGAGAAAGACATATTCAGTGCGAAGTTAAAGGATGAGTAATGCTTGCATTTGTAATATACATATTGATTGCAATTGCTGTGGTCATAGCAGCAATGGCAATATGGATTAAAGCATCAATATGGATAATGGGTTTAGGAATTGACGATGATGGCCGAATAGCTTGGCCTTGGAGAGAATAATGGGTAACAAGATTAAAACATATATCGCAAACCACATTGTATCGTGGATAATCGAAATAGTTGCGATTAGCATTGTTGGTGTGATAACTGTATCTGAGATACGAAAGACCAACGAACAAACAAGAGAAATGCTTACGTCTATCTCGGCATTTGCAGCAGATCGACAAGAAGCTGTTGGTGATGCAATTGATTCGATTGCTGGTGAAGCACAGAACATAGAGATTGGGGGCAAGGTTGACATTAACACACTCGGCTCAAAGGCAAAAGAGATGTGGGACAATCGTAAGCAGGAAGAGGACGAAGAGGAAGACTAATGAAATTTCCATTATATTTTTTCGGTATCGTATTTGTTATTGCTGGTAATCCACTCGCTGGATTGTTTCTAATGTTTTTGGGATTCTTGGCAGCAGAATGATTGAGAAAGTACTACTATCTATATCATGGTATGTCATAGGATTGCTCTCTATGCTAGTGATACAGTGTTGGATTGATAAACACAACGTTGATGATAGAAAAGTGTTCCCACTTCATAAGCCAAGTCCTGAACTTGGCGCGCAAGAAGTTTGGGTGCTAGGATTGTGCGGACCATTCGTACTTGCTGCTGTCGTATATTTCGTAGTTATTATTTGGTGGTTACAGAGACAAGAGTGATGAAAAGACTTGACGTAGGTAAAGCATCGTTTCGTAAGCGTAGAGGCAAATGGGTAGAAGTGCCAGAAGAATGGGTTGGCGTGTGTGCTAGTCCACAGACAATACGTAAGCGTCAAAGCAAAACGACACGTAAGAATAAGAACGATGATATTAAGAACAATCGTCGTGATTTTGGTAATGGTACGTACTTAAAGTACAAGAGGGGCGCGGATGTCTTCGGAGAAACGTAAATTTAAATACAAGCTATCTGGTTTCGAACAGATGTGGACTGAGATTGAGCGTCTTGAGGAGCGAGAAGAATTACTTATTCGCACACTACAAACATTGGCGCAAGATGATTTACCTCTGCCTCGCTCAGAATACATACAAGCTGCACTGACTAACTTGCAGAAGATTCCAGGCAAGTCGGCTGGATACAAAATGATCGAGAACATGGGAATAGATTTTTACGAGAAGGCAAAGTGCCAGTTTAGCGATTGAAAACAGGAAATAGCTTGCAATTGTTGCGAAATAGTGTTATAATTTAACTTTAAAGAAGGGTACAGTAATGTCCAAAACTAGAATGACCAAGAAAGAAATCTCTGTCGCGTTTGCAGCATTAGAAGATTTAGCAGGCGAGAAGAATCGTGAACTCAAGAAGCGGAAAGAAGAACTTCGTTTCATTCCAATGAAGCAAGTTCGTAAGGACAGGCTTCAAGAGTTTGGTCTTTACGACTACAAGACTAAGCGTTATACGCTTGGTAGTATCCACTCAGGCAAGGCTGTAAAGATTCTTGCTGAAATGAGGTCAATGCTCAATAAGGTGTAATCATGTCTGACGAGACTGAAAAAGACCCGAATGATCCAGTAAGAATTTCTATATTCGTCAAAGACGGCGATGATAATGAAGATTGGGTGTACGACAAATTACGTACACTCGATGATTATGACCCTGGGTTCTACTATCGTGAAATGCCTACTAGAACTGGCACAATATTCATAATTGATACTAAGGCCAGAAACATGGAACACCAAGACTTCAAGAAGTTTTTGTTCCAAGCACGTATCAAGTTTGCTGAGAATGTTAAGATAAGATGAGTAGAATAATAGCACAGAAAAAGTATTACAAGCTTGCATTCTCTGTTGATATAGAGACAGCAGAAGATGTAACTTGGATCAGGGAGCAAATGGAAAAGTTAGAAGCTGAACCACTCATCATGCGATGCTTCCAGAATGTTCGTGTCTATGATGCGTTCAGTAACAATCCAAAAATTAGTCAAACTGATTGGACAAGCGACGTTAATGCGTTTGCAATATATTATCGTGAAGAACATAACATCACCATAGAAAAATTCTTATTCAAAGTGAAACTAAAGTTTCCAAACTTCAAACACGAATTCACACAGACAGTCAAAGAGTACAACTAATGAGTTGGTCATGTGATACCACAACGAATTCTAGTGCTACTACGTTTATGAGCATAAAAACAACCTCCATAACTATTGCAGAGATTGATGCAGCAGATGAAAAATTCATATGGAATGCATTTGATGCTGCTGACTTGAAAGCAACAATGATTCTTAAACAGAATTGGGGTAAAGTCTTGCCAGATGCAATATTCACATTCACTTACGTTTATGAACAGCAATTGAAAGACCTCAAGAAAGTTTTCTTCAAGCTACTGTTAAAGTATCCTGATATGAAATATTCGTATTAGATTCCTGGTATACTTCCGCCAATACTACCAATAGTAGCTGGACTGCCGACTGCGTGTTCAGGACACGGCTCAAACGTTAAGAATCTTCCAACCATTGTTAATACTGGCTGTTGAATGCGATCAGTGTTGAGCGGTGGAACAAACAATGCCAAGTTGTTTATTTTTGGTAATGGCACAGTAGGTATTCCAGGTATTGCTGGTGTAGCAACGGCTGCTATCGGCCCACACACAGGGCCAGTAGTACCGCCTGCGCCTACGAATGGTAGTGTGCTGCCTGCTGATGATCCTGATGCAATCTTATGTGTGTGCGCTTGCAATCCTTCTAACGACATTGTTGTTGATTTTACATCGGCCCCGAACACAATACCCGCTGCCTTGATATTGCCCAGCGTTCCGATGCCTGCAGATGCAATACCTATATTAGTGGCACATACTCCGAATTCAGCGGGGGTTGACATTGTAATACCAGCAGCAGCACCCAATTCAAGTGAGCCTGTTGTTGTCATTGTCTGCCCACCACCAATGAGTAAGCTATCGTCGCCCACAATATTTGTGTTACGATTGCCCGTGACTGTAGTTTCCATATCACCGATTAATACAGTAGTTGTTATGCTGCCTTGCATAGAGGTTAGTGTCATGTTATTTGCTGCTTCAATAATTACTGCGCCACCATCACCCACCAATGGAGGACCAACTTGTCCACCAGCAATTGGTGCTGCGCCTTCTGCAGGAATTGGAATCTTATCTGCTGCTGCTTTAATTGTTATGTTATGTCCAGCTTCCATTACAATGTCATTGTCTGCACGTAAGTTAATATCTTCTTGTGAACGAACACTCACGCTCTTAGCACCAAAGATGTCGAAGTTGCCTTCTGCATCCATTTGCATCCAGCTTGTTCCTGCTGCGTTGATTGCATAGACAAGTCCATTCGTTTCATCAATGAGCATCTGTGCTCCGCTTCTGGTGCGTAAACGTATGTGTTCACTGCCGCGAGCATCATCCATGTAGAATTGTGAGCCGCCAAGTCGCTTGCCTGGAACATCTGAATTCTCAGGGCCAGGAGTTAACATACCATATACTTGAGATGGTGCTTCGCGTCTTGCTCCACTCCTAGATGGGCCGCGCACTGTGTCTTTGATTAAGCCTTGTGCATTGATTCCTTCTGCCGCTTCTACTAATGCAGGTCGAGTAATATCTTCTGTTACTGTTTGCTTGGTACGTTTGTTATACTCAGCAACAGGTACATCCACTGTAGGAAACTGAATGCTCTTATCTGATGGCATTCCAGGAACCATTTTGTTCATAAATTGTTGGAACAGACAACCCATCATCACGCCGCGCGATGGATCACCACTCGCAAACATAATTATAACTTGATTATCTAGATCAGGTGGCACAGCCCAAAAACCATAACTGGTTTGTGTTGCTTCTGCTGTTTGGTCATTGTTACCCACAAGCTTTGGACTTGTTGCACCAGCAAATGGTGACGCATACGATACATTGAACCATGACTTCTCATCACTCTCTAATGATCCGAAGTCTGGAATCCAAACCTTTAGTCTTCCCATGCGTTGTACATCTCTGTTGTCTTTTACAAACCCAACGTACATTCCCTCGTATTTAACTGTGCGGCCACTCGGGGTATAATTTTTATCTGGGCCTATTGTGCGTGTAACTTTAGCCATGTGTGTTAACCCTCATCATCTGATTGTGTTGGGCCGACTGATTGTGTAAATCGAGTAGTGTCTTCTGTAGTATTGCCTTGCCCACTGATTCTAGTGCCAAACAAATCATCAATACTTACAAATTCAGGAATGTCAGGCAGATCAAGATTCAATCCCCCGTTGCTGAAGAATTCATTTACTTCGGTTTGCTGACTTCCATCTGTTGCGAGGAAACTAGTTTGGCCTGCAGTTGTCAAACCAAGACCAGAGCCAAGACTATTACTTTCGAGGTATTCTGATACAGTTGGTTTGTATTCGCCACCAATAATACCAGATATATCAGTATCCAAATCAACATCTCTGATATTGATATTAACATCTCTGATACCATGTAACGTTTGTGTAAACTCGCCACCAGCGAATGAATGTGTTACTTCCTTGACTGCATATAAGCCTGCAATAGAATTAACATTCCTGCGACCAGGTGGTGTTAGTCCAGTGTCGGGATCAAAGGCTTGTGGTGTAAAGCTTCTGAATACCATTAATGTCTGTCGTGATGTAGTGTCAGCAGAGACTATATCATCATGCTCTGCGGCGGTTATATCAATTTCTCTAATACCACTTTCATCACCACCGCTATCTTCTGGATCAATGCCTCTGGTGGTTAATATTCTACGAAATGAAGATGTTGGTGGTGTGTTTAGCGTATGGGGATTAGGCTCAAGCCAATATGGATCACCCTTTACTCTCAGTTCAATATTCAAAAGATCGCCAGAAATTGGTGATTCAGCTTGTTCAAATAAAGCACTCAATAATGTTTGTCCAGGACTATCTGCATACTGTTGTCCTTTACCAAACTTGTCTTGTGTTTTAGCTTCAGTCATGGTTACTGCAATATTAAATTCATGTTCTGTTGTGCCAATGTCATCTAACTGAAGGTCAATTGATCGCAGTTGTTTTTGTGCAGACTTTTGAGGATCAACAGGGGAATGTGGTAGCGTTCTTTCAGCTTTTTTGGTTAACGTTATGCCACCAAGCGTGGTTGGTGTGTTGGGTATGGCGGGCGACTGAAGTGGTGTTATTACTCCACCAGTATATTGATTAGTAAATGCAACACCATCTTGCACAAGACCACCAGCAGTGCCAGTTACTTGTCCAGCAGCATTTTCTGCTTGTCCAATTACATCATTTGCTTGATTCTCTATATTCTTTATATCACCCATCGCATCATCAATAGCAGAAGTATCAAAGCTACCAACTGATACACTCTGCGCTGCACTTTTAAGCATCTCTATGAGTTGAGCTATTGGATCAAAGCCTGGTAACGCGCCAGAGGGCAAACCATCCAATGCATTTTGAACACTAGTGTATTGTTGTTGCCAACTAGGACTATTTTTCAATGCTTCAGCAATTGCTTCTTGTTGGCCTGGTGTTTGTTTTGCTGCCGCTTCTGCTTTTCTTATCTGCTGGGGAATTCCGCCGAGAATTGGTAATGCAACAAACCAGTTGAAATTAAAGTTCAACTCAAAATCAAACACTTGGTCATTCATTCCACTATAAATGTAATCATATTTCTTTCTTACGATTCCTTTGTTTATATGGGAACGAACTCTACCTGCGCTAGTCATATTAGATAGTTGATTTGATGGAGTCAAATTGGATGTCATCTCGTATGGGATAATTAAATATTTATAATGACGTTGATAATCTCGTCTGTTAAAATCATAGTCGCCTAGTTCAACGTCAGCAACGACCCTCCACAATTTGGAGTATATTGCCTTTTCGCCGCCGCCCGCTTCGCCAGCAGCGTCGGGGTCAGTGGTTTGTTTCATTTCCTTATGGAAGAAACTAGTTTTAGATAGAATCGTCCTCACAATCATTTCAATTGAGTCGCCTGGGTTGATTGGAAAATCCATCTTACCAGAACTTTCTAAGTAGTCTGCTGCTCTATTCTCACGTTCTTCTTTATTATCGGGTACAATACTAGCATTTAGAATATCATCATCAATCCAAAATGTATATGTATCAGTAAGCGCATAGTTACTTGATTTCACTTTTTTAGCTTCGCGCTCAGTTAGCTGTGTTTGCAATTGACTAAAGAAATCTTTAACAGTAGACGTTGTTATTGAATGTAGTTGCTCTGTATCGGATGCTTGGTTTGTATATGCCAAGTCCGAATATGCAACTGCTGACATTGCATATGTAGATCCGCCCGTGTTCACATTCATCGCCATTGATGTTAGTTGTAAAGGCCAAGTCCATACCAATGTAGATAATGAGGCGTCAGCAGCACTCCCCAAATCAGATGATAGTCTTCCTTTGAATGATAACTCTAAGTAAAATGGAAACTTTTGAAAATTCTGAATTCCTAGCGCCAAGCCTGCTCTCTGAATTTGATCGAGCAATTCTGCACCATATGGTTCACGCAACGTGAAGCTTATATTTGTGGCGACGCCTGTTCCTGCTTCTTTGGTGATACTACCAGTGGTTGTTATTTCTACATTATCAATATCAATTGGGGAGACACCACTTTCAGCAATCACAACCCGTTCGTTCTCATTACCAAACTGGGCGCTACTGCCCTTAAGTGCATTGGGAGATACCATATACAATCGGAAATGATACGTTGGATTCTCATAACTATCCAACACATTCTTTAAGAAGGCTGTTTCTTTTACACTTACTGGTGGCTGTGTGCCACCTTTGCGCGCTTGGGTGTTATCTGTCACCTTATGTTAATCCTTGCACCGTTTCTATGGCTGGCACGAAGATTTCTGTCCCTGCTGTAAAGTCTTCGATTGGATCAATTAGTATATCCATATTGCGTTGAACAAGTATCCACCAAAGACGAGGCGAACCATAAAAATCATTTGCAAATAGATCAGGTCTTTTGTCGTACTTGTTTTCAATAGCAACTACCCTATCATTAGAACTAGGAGTAATTGGTCTTGGTGTTAACAAATCTAGATAAAAGTCCTTGATTGGTGTACTCAGATAGTGAGATGTATTCTTATGTATGCGAGCCATTAGATGAATCCTCTAGTTATCAAATCTCCACTCTTGAATTTGTCAAGATCAAAGTTTTCTCTTGTATTTCTAGGATTTTGCTGTACTCCAAGAAGCATTGTTATTACTATTTGCGTTGGCATGAATGTAGTTGTTCCTGCTCTTGGTGGCAACTTGGGCAACACGGCATCGAAAAACGCACCCTGCAGACCGCCTCGTCGTGAGCTACTGTCGGACCCTTGCTTAGTTATCGCAACATAATCCATTTCTCGTTCTAGCAAATAGCTATAGTTTTGTAGCACTACGGGAACGTTATTAAACATTTGATCGCCAAGATAGTTGAATCTTAGTACTGGTGGTGGTGTTCCAGCAGTATTATTTCTGACAGCAGCATTGCCGAATTCCATCATCGTTGATGCTCTCAAAAATGTAAGTACTGCAAGCATATATTCCGCTTCCGCATTTGTTTGTGCTGTAAACGTTGCTGTCACTTGTATCTCAGACGGCATCGAGTTTTGAAATTGAAACGATTGATAGTTGCTGTGCGTAAAATGCCAGCTATTGTAATTAGCTGCGCCACCGTAAGTAACATCGGGAGTATATGGAAATATAATTCCTCGTGTTTTTTGCAATGGTCGTAGTATGTGGTCACAATCAAGTGGATCACCCAATATTTTCATTGCGCCTGCCGCTGGTCCTAGTTTTGCTCTGCGATCAGTTCGGTTTGATTGCACATTAGCTTGTTGGTTCTCAGTCATAATACTACTCCTAGTTACACTTATTTATCTCGTTTTTATAATGGGTTTTAATAAAAAGTCGGATAAGTGCTTGACAAAGCAAGCAATACTTGTTATAATGTCTAAAGACATTATATAAAATGTCTACAATAATAAAAATAAAATAGGAGGCCAAATGGCAGCCCGTAACAAATATCTAAACAACAAAGAGTTGTTGAAAGAAATTCATAACAGTAAAATATCATACAGCGAGTTTGACAAGCCTGGATATGATAAGTTTGATGCTATCGTAGAAAGCTTTGACGACCTATTCAATGAAATTGAGGAAGTCGAAGACATCATTGATGAAAAAACTGGTGAAATCGTTGATACCAAAGGGACTGGTGTTATGTACTGCTTTGCATTACGTAGCGCACAGGAAGCCAAAGCAAAGCGTATAGGCCAATCAAACTACGAACAGGCTCGTGACTCATACGAGGGGCCTGTTTCTGGCAAGCCTCGTCAAATTGATTACAAGATTGATCCCCAATCGCTCGTTGAAAACGAGCTAATATTCAGATGTATGACGTATGAGCATATCCCACTTGAGCCTGGTCGTAAGAAGAATCCGCGCAAAGAAGCGGAATATTACGTCAAGCTTAACTTTATTCCGTTCAAGCACTACATTGTTGAAGATCGTGCTACAAAAAAGGTAAAAGAGATTGGCCGCAGTCACAGCAAGGACGGAGAGTTTTGCCAAACACACGGCGCAATGACTGATAAGCTTGCAACTATGTTTATGTTGCTCGTAGAACGATATAGTCAACGTGCTAACTGGCGTGGCTATACATACATTGATGAAATGCGCGGCCAGAGTTTGTTACAGCTATCGTCAATGGGCCTGCAATTCAACGAAGCAAAGAGCAACAACCCGTTCGCATACTACACACAAGCGTTGACGCACAGTTTCACTCGCGTACTTAACTTGGAAAAGAAACACCAGGATGTTAAGGATAAGATTCTTGTCGAAAAAGGATTGACTCCAAGCTGGAAGAAACAGATCGAACACGAAGACAAGTTACGTAAGATTCGCGAGGAAGCTAAAGCAGCCGATAACGAGTCACAGTAATGGTCGAAACTAAAAAGGAAAAGTTCACAAGAGTATTGTCTGGTGAGCCCGTAAGTTGGAAAGAATATGCGTTGCAACAAATACACGTATTGGTACTGGCAGAAGTGCGGGATAAAGAAACAAACAAAGACAGTACTTACTTCATGGATTTAGAGCAAAAGATACATGAAGATATGGAATTAACAGGAGATCAAATCGACGCTATAGGACAACTGTACGTCGAATGGGCAAAGACTAAAGGCCACGTATGACAAATGATCCCAAGAAAGATTTTGTAAAGAACTTGAAGGGGACACATCTATCAGAATCAGATCACGATGAGATTGTGTTAGAAATAACTAGTACAATCAGAATAATTTCTGGTATCTGCTACATGGATTTGCCTGATGATGAAAAAGTCAAGCGAATACTAGAAATGATAGACTATGCGAACGGCATATTAAAAGATGCATCGTATGCTGAACGATATGCTCGCGCATTAGAAAACTATGAAAAGGCAAATAATGACTGACAATAATTTGTTTAAGAATGTCGCTTGTTTCACGGACATTCACTTTGGGTTAAAACATAACAGTCGCCAACACAATCAAGATTGTTTAGACTTTCTAGATTGGTTTATTGCGGAAGCGAAATTACGGAATTCGGAAACGTGCATCATGCTGGGTGACTGGCATCATCATCGCGCAACCATTAACGTATCGACGCTAAACTACAGTATGACAGCCCTCGCTAAACTCAGTGAAGCATTCGACAATATGTATTTCATTGTAGGCAATCACGATCTTTACTATAAAGAGAAGCGTGAGCTTAACTCAATCCCTATGGCTGAGTTGTATTCAAACATACACCTCATTGATGAAATTACCACAGAGAGTGACGTTGCTATAGTTCCTTGGTTGGTTGGTAACGAGTGGACAAAGGTAGCCCAGATAGAATCCAAGTATATGTTTGGTCACTTCGAATTCCCTCGTTTCAAAATGAATGCTAGTGTAGAAATGCCAGATCATGGACAGCTACAAGCAGAAGACTTCCAACACCAAGACTATATCTTTTCTGGTCACTTCCATAAGCGACAACAGAAAGGCATCATTCATTATATCGGAAATCCATTTGGTCACAATTTTGCTGACATAGATGATTCTGATAGAGGGGCAATGTTTCTTGAATGGGATGGTGAACCAGAGTATATGAATTGGGAAGGCCCAAGATATATTAAGATGAGTCTGTCTGCCTTGTTAGAAGATCCTGACAAGCATCTTTTACCAAAGACATTCGCTAAGATTGAACTGGACGTTGATCTATCTTACGAAGATGCAAACTTCATACGTGAAACACTATCAGAGAATTATGAAATACGAGACCTCAATTTGATTCCTCGTAATGAATCAGAACACGAAGCAGAAGAACATGGTGATATTAAATTTGTGACAGTCGATCAGATTGTCATAGATAGTATCAAAACGATGGATTCAGAATCATTTGATATAGGAAAACTTCAGCAGATATATAACGACTTATGATACGCATAAAAAATATAACAATAAAAAACTTTATGAGTGTAGGCAATGTCACACAAAGCATAAGCTTTGATGATAAAGACCTCGTTCTTGTGTTGGGTGAGAATCTAGATCAAGGTGGGCTTGACGCACGTAATGGTGTGGGTAAGAGTACCATCGTCAATGCATTGTCGTATGCATTGTATGGCACAGCACTCACGAAGATCAAAGTGGATAACCTAGTCAACAAGACGAATGGTAAGAACATGGTTGTTACTCTTGAGTTTGAAAAAAACGGAACTGAATATCTAATCGAACGTGGGCGCAAGCCAGTCAAGTTTGCATTCATGGTGGCGGGAACAGAAGCTAGTGTTGATGAGGCGGACGAAGCGCAGGGCGACAATCGCGTGACACAGCGCGAGCTTGAGCGCGAGCTTGGCTTGAGTCATACCATGTTCAAGAATATTGTGGCTCTCAACACATACAGTGAGCCATTCCTTGCTATGAAAGCAGCAGAGCAACGTGAACTTATTGAGCAGTTGCTTGGTATCACGCAGCTTTCAGAGAAAGCAGAGATACTTAAAGAACAGTTAAAGAATACGAAAGATAAAATAAAAGAGGAAGAGTTTCGTGTCGAAGCTATCAAGGAAGCGAACAGTCGAATTGAAAAGAACATCACTAGTCTCGTAACAAAATCGGACAAGTGGGTTGAAGATCAAGAGACATTGGTAACTGATGCAGCAGAAGCTATCATTGTGCTTGAGGGTATCAATGTTGAGGAAGAAATAGAAAAGCACAAAGACCTCGTTATCATTAAAGAAGATCAAGCAAAGTTTGATAAGTTAGAGGCCGAGCGTAAACAGTATGTACGCAAGATAGCTTCTCGAACACTATCAAGGAACAAGGATGATGAAAAACTGGCGACGTTAGAACATCAGAAGTGCTATACTTGCGATCAAGAACTACAGGGTGATACACATAAGAAACTCGTAGACGAAGCAGAGACAAGCAGAAAAGAATTTACAGAAATCATTGAGACAACAGAAAAACTTCTTGAAGAAAAGGAAGCAGAGTTGGCTGACATTGAAGTAGAGACAACACCAGACACATTCTATGATGACATAGAAGATGTGTACAACCACAGATCAAGCTTGGAGAGTCTACAGACTACACTGGAAGTAGAGTCTGTAAGAGAGAACCTCTTCATCGACCAGATAGAAAGCTTAAAGAAAACAGGATTGCAAACCATAGACTACACTTCGATGAATGATCTGGTGTCGTTGCGCGATCATCAAGACTTCTTGGTACGATTGCTCACAAGCAAAGACAGTTTCATTCGTAAGAAGATCATCAATCAAAATCTCGCATACTTGAATGCACGACTAGAATATTATCTTGATCGTGTTGGTTTACCACACAAAATCAAGTTTATGTCTGACCTCACAGTAGAGATTCGTGAGCATGGTCGTGACTTAGACTTCGATAACCTAAGTCGTGGTGAGCGTACACGTTTGATACTTGGTCTTAGCTGGTCATTCAGAGATGTATATGAAAGCTTGAATACACCTATCAGTCTGCTATTCATTGATGAGCTTATTGATAATGGGCTTGATCCAGCGGGCGTAGAGAGCGCACTGTCTGTATTGAAACAGATGGCGCGAGAAGCAAACAGAAACATATTCCTTATCAGTCACAGAGATGAACTGGTTGGTCGAGTTGGTTCTGTACTTAAAGTTATTAAAGAGTCGGGCTTCACTTCATTTGAAAATGAGGTAGACTTAGAATGAAACGAAGAAAGACACAACAAACATTAAGAGCAGAGAGTCGTGGGCTACGGAAAGTACAAAACGAGCAAAATGTGTGGACGTTCATTCAAGGCGATGATGTTCTGCATCAGTGGGGAACATTCTCGGGCAGTACAACATTTGCTGTTAATGATGCACTTTCAGTTGGTGACATCATTACTATCAATGCATCTGATACAACATCATGTGCATTTGGTCTTGACTTGGCATACAAGAATATTAACCCAAAGCGCGTACATCCTGCTAGAAGAAGAAAAGTTATACAAGATCAAAAAGACATGATGGACGATCAAATGGTAGTTGTATCTGGTGGTACCTCATTAACTTGTACAAAGATAGACAATGTAACGTGGGTAGTCAACGGAGTCGTATCTTAATGTGTGGAGTCGTTGGAATCTTTGGAAGGCAACCAGTGAATCAAGCACTATATGATTCATTGACTATGTTGCAACACAGAGGACAAGACGCCGCTGGTATTGTTACGTGCGATAGTAGTGGACTTCACACAAGAAAGGGTACGGGGCTAGTACGTGACGTATTCCATACAAGACACATGAGACGGTTAAAAGGCAACGTTGGCATAGGCCATGTACGTTACCCAACAGCAGGCGCGAAGACACCCAAAGAAACGCAACCTCTGTACGTCAATAGTCCGTATGGAATATGTCTAGCCCACAATGGTAATCTCGTCAACTATGATGAGTTAGCTGAGATGCTTTCAAGCACAGACTTGAGACATTTGAATACACATTCAGACAGCGAAGTACTACTAAACGTATTCGCACATGAATTACAGAAAGGCAATCACAATGAAATGATGGCAGAGCGTATATTCACAGCTATTACTGAGCTACATAAACGTGTGAGTGGTGGCTACGCAGTTGTCTCGTTGATTGCAAATAACGGAATCGTAGCGTTTCGTGATCCACATGGCATTCGTCCATTGGTTCTTGGGCGCAGAGAAACTACACATGGGCTAGAATATATAATAGCCAGTGAAAGTGTGGCACTTGATGTGCTAGACTTTGAGCGAGTGCGCGACGTAGAGCCTGGTGAATGCATATACATAGACAACAAAGGTAGACTGCATTCAAAGATGTGCGCGAAGAAGACACAGCTATCGCCATGCATATTCGAGTATGTCTACCTAGCTAGACCAGACTCCATCATTGATGGACTATCAGTGTACAAGTCTCGTCTACGCATTGGTGAACAGTTAGGTGAGAAGATTCTAGAAGAATGGCCTGACCATGATATAGATGTAGTAATTCCTATTCCCGATACGAGTCGTGTGTCTGCTGTGCAAGTAGCACACAGACTTGGACTAAAGTTGCGCGATGGGTTTGTAAAGAATAGATATGTTCCTCGCACGTTTATTATGCCTGGTCAAGAACTCCGAGAGAAGTCTGTGAAGCAAAAGCTAAACACGATTGATCTAGAGTTCGCTGGTAAAAATGTGTTACTCGTTGACGATAGTATCGTGCGAGGAACTACTTCACGCGAAATCATAAAAATAGCTAGACAAGCGGGCGCAAATATGGTATACTTTGCAGTAGCAGCACCACCAGTTAGATACCAAAATGTATATGGTATCAACATACCATCATCAGATGAGCTAATCGCACATGATTGCACAGAAGAGGAAGTAGAAGAATTAATTGGTGCAGACAAGTTGATCTATCTTGACTTGCCTTCACTGATACAAGCAGTACAATACGAAGGCGTAAGCATAAACAAGTTTGATACGTCATGCTTCTCTGGTGAATATGTCACTGGTGATGTAACAGAAGAATACTTAAAACAACTCGCAGACAAGAGAGAGGAAAAATGAAAGTAACGAAATTGAGATACCTTTGGCTAGATGCTAATGGACACATACGAAACAAACTGAAGATCGTCAAGGGCGGGTTCGTACATGCACTTAGCGATATAGAACAGTGGAGCTATGATGGTTCATCAACTGGACAAGCAGTGACAGGTGATTCAGATTTGTTCCTCAATCCAGTAAAAACATACCGTTCAACGAACCACGATGAAACTCTTGTGCTGTGTTCTGTCACAGACTTTGGTGACAACCCCGTGAAATCAGAAAAGCGATACCAACTTGCAGAACTAGCAGACAAGTACGAAACTAACGGATGGCTGTTTGGTATAGAACAGGAATATGCGTTGATGGATGATACTGGTACTAGATTATATCGTTGGCCTGATGCAGCATTCCCTGGTGAGCAAGGCCCATACTATTGTGGTGTTGGTTATGATGAGGCGTATGGTGCAGATATTATAGATGAACACACTGACACTTGTATAGATTATGGTCTTGCTATTTGTGGAACTAATGCAGAAGTGATGCCGTCACAATGGGAATTCCAGATTGGTGCAGAAGACCCGTTGACTGTTGCTGATGATCTTATAGTTGCGCGCTATTTATTGTATCGTGTTGCTGCACACTATGCTGCAACTGCAACACTACACCCTAAGCCAGTTAAAGGCAACTGGAATGGTAGTGGTGCGCACACTAACTTCTCAACAGCAGCAATGATGAATGAAAAAACTGGTGCAAGAGCAATTGAACTCGCAGTTGTTAATCTAGAAAAGACACATGATGCATGTATCGAGCTATATGGCGAAGACATTCATCACAGAATGACAGGTGAACTTGAAACTTCTGACATTAGTACGTTCACATATGGTGACAGCGACAGAGCCTGCAGTATTCGTAAGCCAATTGGTGTGCGTAGAGATGGTTATGGCTATCTAGAAGATCGCCGCCCATGCGCAAACATCAACCCATACACTGTATGTGCAGCAATCATACAAAGTGTCGAAGAAGGAGTTTGCACAGTAAAATAATGGATGAAAAAGCACAATTCTTACTAAAGTTGAAGGGCAAGAGAGATGGTGGACACTTGCACCATTGGTCTGAGGTTGATGGTGAGATAGTGGGCTTGCATAGTGAAACAGATACTTACACGATGGTAGCTAGGTCGTTGCGAGCGATCTAGTAGAAATATTACAGAGGAAAGCACCAAGAGAGAAATTGCTCTTGGCATATAGATACGAAAAGGATACAGATGGGAGTTAATGGAAAACAGAAAGGCAACACATTTGAGAGAGACATAGCTAATATGTTCTCTGATCGTTTTGCTGAACACACAGGAATTGAGAAGTCTTTCCGCAGAAATCCTGATTCTGGGAGTTTCTTCGGTGGGACTAACATTGATCGTAAAGAGATATACGATACAGATTGGGCAATCTATGGAGACTTGATATGTCCGAGAGACTTTGGATTCACTATTGAATGCAAACATTATAAGACACCACCTACGCTGAATGCTATTCTCAAAGGAGAAGTAACAGAGTGGGACAAGTGGATTGAACAAGCAAGACAAGATGCAAAAGCATGTGAGAAAGAAATGCTTATCATCATAAAATATAACAGAACTAAAATACTAACCATTACGGAAGAAGACACAATAAAATCAGCATTTCCTATTATAAACTATAAAAAATTAGAGATACACACCCTGGAAGATGTACTACAAGAGAGTAATCCTTTTTTCTTTCCTGTAGTTCAACAAACTTGATATATATACATAGAACACTAAAATAAAACACATTACGGTAACACACAGAACCCTTCATTATGGCACACAACTAGCCTCGATGGGACACACCTTCCTTGAACGTGCAATGGAATACTTGCGCGTAGATACTGGAATGCTAGACATATAAACAAAGATGATGCTCTGAGAAAAAGTCAACATCAGCTTGTATAACATCCTCATGTAGTGGTGTTATATGGGTCGCGGTATTGTGGTAAAACACACGGAGAGATTAATTGGTCAATGGTACCCGCCAAGCGAATAAGCTTTTTACTATGTGATGTGGTGACGACATAAGCAAACCACTAGCTCTGCTGAACTAGCGGAGCTATGGCTGATACAATAGCAAATTAAAAATGAAACAAACAAAAAGATTGAACTTTATCCGAAGCTGAAAAGAACTTTACGAAGCGAAGCGAGAGTAAAGTTGTTGAAAGCTTTGATGGTCGTAAGACCATCATGCTTTGATCTACACTTGGAGATACAATGAGAGAGTTACAATGGGGATTAACAATTGGTACTAGGAATCTTACTGCACTTGCTGTAATAG